CTAAGCGTAACTTGGCCAGTATCCGGAACAGTAACAAGAGGAACAACAGCCTAATGAAAATAAACCTGCGAGTCGTTTACAACGATGGCAAAAATGTAGAAGTAATTTGTTCGGCACCAGATTTTGTCGCTTTTGAAGAAAAGTTTGACAGAAGTGTTGCAAAACTTGAAAAAGAATTTCGCTTAACCGATTTATTGTGGCTAGCATGGCACGCATTAAGTCGTAAAAAACAAAGCGACTTATCTTGGGATAAATGGCTTGAGATTGTAGAAGATATTGATACAACTGAAGACAATGGAAAAATAGTCCCCCTGGAGAGCAAAGCGAACATTGGTTCATAGCCTATTTGGCTTGTGAAACAGGTATCGCTCCAAGTGTTCTTTTAGAACAGTCCGACAGAATGCTCTACACAATGAGTATGTATTTACGTTGGCGCTCTAGTCAAAAGAGGTAATTGTGGCAGTATCTATGGAAGTACCAGGTTTAAAAGAAGCATTAACAACTCTTAAAAAAACTGATGCTGAAATTTATAAATCTATGGTAACTAATTTAGATACTGTTACAGCCTCTATGAGACAAGGAATACAAAACAATATTCCTAGTATTGCCCCTTTAAGTGGATTTGTTCATAAAGGTAGAACAAAATGGCCAACTGGAAAAGTTAATGTTAAAACAAATGTAAGACGTGGCAGATCAAGACGTGGTGGTAAAGAAGCCGTAATTAGAATTATTGTTAAAAACGCTGCCGTTGAAATAGCCGATATGGCTGGAGCCAAAAATGATTTTGGTTACGGAAAATTAACAAGGGACTATAAATATAAAGGTGGCACAAGACGTCACACCGTAAACGGTCAAGGCGCTGCTATGACAGGTGCGTTAAACTTAATCGGTAAGGCTTCGCGATTTGTTTGGCCAGCAGCAGACAGATATAGAGATACAGTAAGTGTTGAGGTAGAAAAAGTTTTGCAAGACGCAATAAATAAAGGAACAGAAGAATTACGAAAGAGGTACGCATAAATGGCAATTGTAGTACCGGTAATTTCGGAGTGGAGTCCTAAAGGTTTAAACGCTGCTATTGCAGATATAACTAAAGCAAAAGGCGCTTTAGGTGGGTTAGATGATTCTGGGCGTAAGGCTTCAAATCAATTTAGCAATTTAGGTGGGAGTTTAAAAAAGTTTGGTGGAATAGTTGCCGGTGCTTTTGCAACAGTTCAAATAGGTCAATTCTTTAAAACTTCTATTCAAGGTGCTATCGAAGCAGAAGCAGTAACAAATAGATTACGTCAAATTCTTTTAACTACCGGTGCTGCCACCGAAGTTCAAATTGACGCTTTAATGAAACAAGCCGATGCTTTAGAAAGAGTTGGTGTTGTTTCTAAAGAAAACATTGTTACAACTCAAGCACAATTAGCCACTTTTGATTTACAAGCCAGCACAATTGCAAAATTAACTCCAGCAATTTTAGATTACGCAACAGCCGAAAAGGGCGCAAACGTTTCCGGTGATGAACTTAAAAGCATGACTAATGGGCTATCACAAGCCCTTAATGGACAATTTGGTGCATTAACAAGAGTTGGTTTTACTTTAACGGATCAACAAAAGAAGTTGATTTCAACTGGTACTGAATCTGAACGTGCTGCTGCTTTAGTAGAAATTTTAAGTTCGACTTATGGTGGGTTTAATGAACAACTTACTAAAACTCCAGAGGGTCGTTTAATCAAGTTACAACAAGAGTTTTCTAAACTTAAAGATGAAATAGGTAAAGCCCTTTTACCTGTATTTGAAAGAGTAATGGCATTTTTGGTAGACGATGGGGTGCCGGCTTTAAGAAAAATTGTTGATGGAGTTGTAGAATTAACTAAAAAGTTTGAGCCAACAGTAAAAATTTTAGAAGAAAAATTAGTTCCGGCATTTGAATTTTGGTATAACTTTATATCTCAAGTTGTTGTCCCAGGGCTTAAAAGAACTTTTATGCCAATTTTTGAAGGACTTCAAGACGCTTTTGAAATTGTTGGGGAAGCAATAGACCGTAATAGAGATAAGTTTCAACCACTATTTGATTTTTTGATAAAGTTTGCCAACTTTGTTTATACCTCTTTAGGACCACTAATCGGACAAGTTTTAGGTGGCGCTTTTAGAACATTAGGTAAAATAATTGGCGTTGTATTAGATGTTGTCGCTAGAGCAATACCACCATTAGTTTCGTTCCTAGAAAAAACAGTAAACGATGGAATAAGAGTAGTTAATTTCTTTATAAGACAATACAGTAAATTACCAGAGGCTTTACAAGCGTTCGGTGCGATAGATGAAATATCTCAATTAACTTTCCCTAAATTTGAATCAACTGGAGTGAAAGCATTTGAATCTGTTTCTGAGGCTGTTGAAGATTCAAGCAATATTTTAGCCCCATCTATGAATCAAATAAGTAAGAGCACAGAAAAAGCAACAGATAAACTTAAAGCCGCTAAAGACGCTGCTAAAAAACTTAAAGACGAAGCCATTAAAGCAGCTGAGGCGATAGTAAGTAATCTTAAAGATTCGTTGGATAAAGCAAGTAAAAGTTTAGATGACGCTAAAGATAAATTTAAAGATTTTAAAGACGCTATAAGTGGAACTATTACAGGCATTATTGATTTTGGTAAGGCTGCTGAAAGAGAAAACTTTTTAGAGGGGTTAGTTGAGCAAGCCAATAACGCTAAAGTTTTTGCTGACAAAGTTAGAAGACTTGTTCAAATTGGTTTAAGTGAACGTGCTATTCGTTTAGTTTTGGACGCTGGTTATGAAGCCGGTTCTTTAATAGCCGACCAAATAATTGAGGGTGGTAGTTCAATTGTTACCCAAGTTAATGAATTAGTTGCTTCTGTTGCAACAGTTGCCGAACAAGTTGGTGAAGCCGGTGCCGAATTATTTTACGGTGAGGGTGTTCGTCAAGCACAATCTTTAGTTAATGGTATTCAAGCCGAATTAGACAGAGCGCAAATCAATTTAGATAAAATTAAAATAAGTGGTGAATTAGGTGGAACAGCCGGAACTGGTGCAACAACTGCTGGTACTGGAACTGCTCCCACTTCTGCAACTTATGTTGTTAAACCTGGTGATTCTTTAAGTGCTATTGCAAGAAAAAATAACACGACTTTACAAGATATTTTGAACGCTAACCCTAAATTTACCGACCAAGCAAAATATAACGGTGGTTCAACTATTTTTAGTGGAACAACAGTTAAGATTCCACGTAAGGCTATGGGTGGTTTAGTTTCAGGTCGCATGCCATACATTGTTGGTGAAAACGGTCCGGAATTATTTATGCCAGACACAAACGGTTCGATTACCCCAAATAACGAAAGCCGTAATTTGAGTGGTGGTGTTTACAACATTACAGTTAATGCCGGTCTTGGAACTAACGGAAGACAAGTTGGGGCTTTAATTGTTGAGGCTATTAAGAAATACGAAAATTCATCTGGTCAAGTATTCGCGAGAGCATAAATGTCGTCTATCCCTGTTAAAAAAGTTGAAATCGAAGTAGACCCTAATTCTGGGTTACAACCATTTTTTACTTTAGATTCTGCAACACTTGGTATTTTAGATGACCCAACAGGTGATTCTGTTTTAGGTTCTCTTGCTTATGTTGATGTAACACAACACGTTGTCAATATTGAAGTAGATAGAGGCAGGGCAAGACTTTTAGATAAATTTAATGCTGGTCAATCATCAATAACTTTTGATAACACACAAAGATTGTTTGACCCTTTATACCCATCAAGTCCTTATTCAGAACAATTGTTACCTAGACGTGGAATAAAAGTTTATTCAGGTGGCACACCGGTTTTTTCAGGCATTGTTGAAGATTGGAACCTTAATTATGATCCTTCCGGCAACAATACAACTACTGCTGTTTCAATAGACAAATTTACTCTTTTAGCACAGCAAAACATGACGGCTCATACAGCCGTTCCACAATTATCTGGAGCAAGAGTTACAAGTATTTTAGATAGACCGGAAGTTGATTGGCCAATAACGGAAAGAAATATTCAAACCGGACAATTAAATCTTCAAGCAGATGTTGTTGATGAGGGTACAGTTGTTTTAGATTATTTGAACTTAGTAACACAATCTGAATACGGTGATATTTTTATCGCTAAAAACGGTAATTTAACTTACCAAGATTCAAGTGATGGTCCATCTAACACTAATCTTTTAACGGTTGCTGACGATGGAACTGGTGTTAAGTTTACAGAATTACAAGTTGTGTTTGGGTCAGAACTTTTGTATAACAGGGTAACTTTAACTAGGGTAAACGGTAGTCCTCAAATAGTTGATGATTTAACAAGTCAAGCCTTTTACGGGATAACAACTTACGAACAAGATAACTTATTAAACGATAATGACACAGATGTTTTTAACCAAGCCAATTATATTCTCAATAAATACGCTAATCCAGAGTACCGATTTGAAAACATAACAATTGAACTAGGGGAACTAAATTCAACTGAACAACTAAATGTTTTATCTAAAGAATTAACAGACACAATTTTTGTAAAATTTACCCCAAACAATATTGGTGACCCTATTGAAAAATATGCTGAAATCATTGGGATAAAACACACCATAGGTAACTTTACCCATAGGGTTACTTTTAACTTAGATACATTAGACTTTGCCCCGTTTGTTTTGGACGACAGCAGATTTGGGGTATTAGGCGGAAGTATT